ATTAATCAAATCTTGCTTAATTGAATTAATCAAAGCTATTTGATATGTATTGCCTTCATTTTGTAAATCTAAAAGCATATCTAATTTTCTAATAATTTCTGTTTTCATCTTAAATTACGTTTAAAAGGATTAATGAACCAGTGAAAAATACAACCCATAATAATAATGCTAATGCAAATTCTTTAAATAATGTTTTCATAATTTTTGTTTTTTAAATTGTTAATTGTTTAGCAAATATAAACAAGTTATTAATATAAAAGTGTTAATGAAATGTTAAAGTTTTAAAATAAAAAAGGATAGCTGTTAAACTATCCCTGATTTGCAAATCGCAATTTGTGTTGTATTGCTCTTATTTTATCATTTATCTTTTCATCATTTAAACCTTTTAAATATAATGATTGTCTTTTCTTAATTAAATAGTTTAAAGTGTATTCTAACTCTAATGCATCAAATTCTATTTGTTGTTCTCTATCCATTGTTCTTGTTCTTTTCTTAAATGTTGTAATTCTCTTTCTAAATAGTCTATTGCTTTTTCCAAGTCTTTTATATGTGTTCCTTTGTGTTTTGCTCTGGCTACATATTTAATTACATTTCCTTCATTAAAGTTTAAATCATAGTCTTTAATAAAGTCTATAACATCATAGTTCTTTTTATTGTTGTAGTGTATTGGTGTCATTTGTCTTTATTTTAATATTCTATTTCTATTTCATATCCTAAACTTTGTAACACATCTGATAAAATTAAATCAATATCATTAAAATCACCTTGTGTTATTTTTTTTCCATTAATAAAAACATCTGTTCCCCAAGTATAACAACAACCATCACCACAAGTATGATTCCATCCTTGACTTTTAATTATTAATTTTTTATTTGATATGTTTACCTCATTGATGCGGTTAACATCGTTTAATTCTTTGCTATCATTCATATTATTTACTTTTTCATTAGTTATAGTATAATACTGAATACCATTTATTATATATTTTTCTGGTAATTTATGTAATATGTTTACTGCCATAATTATTTATTTTCACAAATTGAACAACTTATGTATTCTCCATAAGGCATTTCTATTTTTCCATTATCACAATATGGATTTTCACAACCTTGTGTTAAATCTAACTGTATTTCATTTTGTAAAGCATTATCATAAACATCATCTATTATCTCTTTTTCAAGTTTTTTAAAATGTTGTAAATCTAAATTAACTGCTTCCTGTTTTATTGTCATTATGTAAATCTTTTAGCGTGAAAATTATATAATTCCATTGTTTTTTTTAACCCTTCATATTCTGTAAATTCTACATTAACATTATTTTCTTTGTAGTAAAATATTTCATTGTAGTTACTGATTTGATATTTTATAACATTGTACCTATTTACATTTTTTGTTGGCTTTAAAACGTATGCTAAATCGTTTTTCCAACATATAGACATAGCATCTACTTCATCTGGTTTAGGTATAAACTTTTCTTCTTTAATTTTAGCCATCTATTCGTAAAAATTCAGCATCAGCATATTCTAAAAACCATTCTTTGTTTTCTTTGTACTTATCTACTACTGCATCAATCATTACTATTTCATCTATTGTTGATGTTTGTAATTTAGTTATAATGCTTTCTATGCTTCTTAATATGTTTGTAGTCATTTCTGGGTCTGTTTTATAAATGTTTGTATATTCTTCAAACACTACTTGTTCAAGTTCTTTATTAAGTCTATTAATTAAGTTCTTAATAGTTTGCCTGTACTGTGTTGTAAATATTAAACTTTCATTTGCTTCAAGTAATAATTGTGCAAGTAATACTGATTTTAAGTATTCTAATTGTATTGGATTTTGTTTCATAATTGTTTTGCTTTTGTTATTTCTAAATATGTTACTTCTTTTTCTATTTTTTCTCTATTGTTAAAATATGTTGTTGCTGGATTTTTATTGTTTATTTCCCAAACTGGTTCAATCAAATGTAGATTAAAACTATAAACTCCTTTTGGTGTTGAATTAATATAAATTGGTGTATCTAAATGCTTTTCACATTCTTTTATCATAGCATCATATTTAACTTTTTCTAATAACAAAGTTTTATAATGCACTTGTCTACATTTTAACTCAATTCGGTGACCTGTTGAAACTGAATAGCAATCCCATCTTGACATTTGGTTTTTTGCTTTAACTAAATCTGGATATACATTTTCCACTAAATAGTTAAATAAATCAATTTCTTTCCAGTTATTCATTTACTTCATAAGTATCATAAACTTTTCGTAAATCAGATAAAATAGTTCTCCAGCAACTTGAACAGTTTGAACTTTCTAACTTTTCATTAAATACATTTAAGTAAATTTCTTTAATTGTGTGCTGCTGTTTTGGTGTTAATTGATTTGTTCTATTGTCGTATAATACTTTTAAAAACAAATATTCATCTTCTTTTAAGCAATTAACGTTTCTTCTGTAAGATATTAAATTGTTTAGTTTTGCTTTACGTTCATCACATCCACAATCTATTCCTGTTACTTTGCTAAATAATTCAACCGCTGCTTTAATGCCAGTTGCTTCTGTAATTTGCTCAATAGTATCACCTAATCCTGTTGCTTTCTTTTTTCTTCCCATTAGTATATGTTGTTATAGTCATTATTAATATAATCTTGATAATCTTTCATAAACTTATTATTCAATACTTCTTTGTAGTTTTTAATTGAATGAAATATTGATATTAAACTAATATTAGTTTCTTTTGCAATATCCCTCATACTCATATCTGTATCCCTATATAGTCTAAAAAGCTTTTTATCATACCAGTGCCAATTATCTATTTCTTCATCAATCATTAAACATATATCATTATATGCTTTATGTTCTTCAATATTGCTATTGTCTGATAAATTAAATAAAGTATCTATTCCTATTTTATCAATTTTATTACGTTTGTTTAAATACTGAAAACATAAACTTTTAATAGTAAAAAACACATAACCCTTACGAACATTACCTTTTGCATCAATTATCTTTGCAGCATCAGCATATTTAAATAAAGCAATATAAACTTCTTGAACAATATCTTCTGCATAATCATCTACTTTATAAATGTTAGCTATTTTAACCCATTCTTTGTGATGTTGGGCAACCTGTTCTAACCATTTATTTGTAGATAGTTCCATTAGTACATTTTTATTGTTAATATACCAACTTTTGGTATTTTACTTTCTTTTACTTTAATTTTTAAATCAACTTCAGTTAATTCTGTATCTATTTTTAAGATTGAATTAAAGGCATTTTGTATTTCAGTCCAATTTTCTTGGTTATCCATTTCGTTCAATTTATACAAATATTGTAACTTATTTTTCAAATCTTTAAAATAACTTATTAACATTGAATTATCTGAATTTAATACAAGCATTCTTGATGCTGATGTTTGTAATTCTTCTATATGGTATTTCATTGTGTCTTTCATCTTAAAATATATCTTTTAATGGGTCATAAAATGCTCCTTCTACTTGTGGTAATCCAAAGTTATTTACTTTAAAATTAAAATCTTCAAATGGTGCATTTCTACTTCTTTTACAACTTACTTTAACTAATCCTTTATTAACTGTGTTTAATTCTAAACTAATTTGTGTTTCTGTTTTCTTTTCTAAAAATGAACCTAAATGACCAGTTGGCTTATCAGTTCCAAAATTAGAATGTATAACTGTTACAATATGACAATCTAATTCTTTAGTCCATTTCATTAACTTTTGTACTACATTATTGCTTTCTTCTATATTGTTTACATCACTACATAAATCAGCAACACCATCAATTATAACTAAACCTATATTTTTGCCTTCAAGTTTATCGTAAAGGTAATATTCTATAAATTCAACTCTTTCTTTAAATGATAATTGTCTTAATGCTAATGTATGATATTTATCTGTTTTAATTCCAGTCATATCAATAGCTCTTTTAAATACCATTGAAGCGTGAAAATTTGATTGTTCAGTGTCAAAATGTATTAAATGTTTATTTTGTCTTTCTGCTCTTAAATTCCCACCAAATTGTTGTAATTTATCTGCTAAATAAATAGCCGACAATAATGATACAAAAAATGTTTTTTTACTTTTAGGCGGTGCTTGTATAAAACTAAAATTACCATATGTTCCTATTGGTACTGGATATGTAATTTCACCATCTTTAGTTTCATAACTTTTAAATCCAAATGATATTGCTGGTTTTGGATGTTCTATTTTGTCTAACGGATTAATTAAACAATCCTCTTCAAACATTTGCATTAATAATCTTGATGCATCTTTGTCTAATTCTTTCATAATATTTTATCTGATTTTTTAAAATTATCAGATGCCCATAAAGGTTGTAAATTTTTATAATTAAATAAAGCACAAATTTCATCTTCTGTATTAGCTGAAGATAATGGTATTATATGGTCTATATGCCATTTTCCATAATTATCCCAACTCATACCATCTGTAAACTTTATTTCAATATGTTTTTTTGCTTCTTCAAATGTGCAACCTAATAAATTTTTTGTTGTATTATTTTTTTGCCAATATTTCGATTTAAAAGCACTATTTGTTCTATGTCTTAAATTTTGTTTTAATCTAAATAATATATCTGTTTTTCTTTTTGTAACTTCCCAATCTTTTTTTAATTTTGCAATATGTTCTTTATTTTGTTCTCTATACTTTTTATAATAAAGTGATTGATATTCTGAATTTAATTTATTATAAATTTTAATACAATCTTTGCATTCTGGTTTAACACCGAATTTTCCTTTTTTTTGTTTATAAAATTCTGTTAAACTTTTTACAATATTACATTTTTTACATTTTTTCATAATTGTTTTTAAAAAGGGAGCTTTTAAACTCCCTATTAAATTTAAAATGGTAATCCATCATCTTCTACTGATGCAGTTGCTTTTTCTTTTTTAGGTGCTGTTTTAATTTCACCATTAGTCCATACTACATTACCATTCCCTAAATAAACTTTAGCTTTTTTTGCTTCACGTTCTTCTTGTGTTTGACTATCAGTTAAAGAAACGTTTTGACCAAATTGATTTGGTTCATCATTTACACCAACTGTAAAATTGTAGTATACTGCGCCATCTTTTCCAGAAATAAATTTTTCTTTTGGTAATTTGTCTACTCTTAAACTAACATTAATAATTGCACTCATATTTTTTATATTTAAATTTGCCTACCTTTTTTTACTGTTGTCGGCTATTCAGTTTTATTTTAACTTTGTATAAACGCAATAAATATAACTTATTTTGTTTTATAAATTTACTGCGTCTATACGATAGTTAGTAGCTATGTTACATACGATTTTTACAACAACTACATTCCCAACCGTAAGAATATTTACTTTCATATTTCCCTCTATGTTCTTTTGGTATATATCT